CCAAGCATAAGAATCTTGAGACCACTTTTGGTAGGCTTCTCCTGTCATAGTTAAATTGCCAATAGCTACAATTCCTAAATTTTCATCTAGTAATCCGTAGTAAAAGTCTGCTGAATAGCCTAATGTTACATTAGTAGCATAGGAGTTAAGAATAGTAGCTTGTACTACTTGTCCGTTGTTCCAACTTGTGATTGGTGAAATTGTTTTCATTTTATTTATTTTCTAATAATTGTAATCTTGTTTCTAAAGCATCATTTTTAGCAGATAATTCTTGTATAGCCTTAGTCAATATTGTTACCATACTTGCGTAGGCTAATGACCTTGGTGTTCCATCTTCTTCATAAACAACAAATTCTTTTAAACCTAATTCTTCTATTTCTTCAGCTATTAAACCTGCAAATTGTGTATCTCCATCATAATCAGATATACCCTTATAATAAACAGGTCGCATTTTTAATACTTCAGCTAAACCTTTATCATAATTTCTAATATCTTTTTTATATTTAATAGAAGAAATCCCAACATACAAAGCACCACCTGCTCCCATATAAACATTTGCAGCATTACCTGATGAATAAGATGAATAAACAGTTGGCATATTAATGCCACCCCCACTTGTAATACGCATTCTTTCGGTATTGTTAGTCCAAAATATCATTGGATAATTTCCAGCTTGAAAATTTGCAGAATATGCAGTAGCACCAAAATATGTTCCTGAACTATTTTCAATACCCATATATAATGCATTCCCTGTATTTTGAATCGTAATAGCAGAACGATTTGTTGAAGTAGCTTCTAATCTCATACTGCCTGTGCTACCACTTACCACTAATAAGTTATTAGGGCTACTTGTTCCTATACCTACATTACCTCCTAATGGGTTTAATAATAAACTTGCATATGAAGCTAAACCGCTAGCATCTTGTACTTGTAACCATTTAAACCCACTTGCAGTACCACCAAAATTCAAATCATATCCTGTATTATCATTAAATTTTTGATATACAGTTGTATCTGAAACATAAGTATTAATGCTTTTTAATAATCCTGTATTTTGAACACTACTAGAGAATGTAGCTGCTCCACCTGAGGCTATGGTTAAATTTGGAGTAGTAGTACCATTAGTACATAAATATATTCCTCTACCTGTTGCAGCCGCTACATACAAATTATCAGCAGTTCCACCAAATATTCTATGTGAACCATTAGAGTTCCCTGTTAATCCTAAAGTCTTATATGTTGAACCATAAGTTCCATCATCTCCTAAAGACATAACTCCATTAGCTGATAAACTACCTGTAAATCTTCCTGTACCTGTAACATCTAATTTGTAGCCTGAATCTGTAAAATTGTTTATTGAAACGTTACCTGTACTATTAGCAATCCAAATTCCATTCCCACTACCGCTAAGTAATCTTAAATCAGAATAATTGCTTGAAATCGTAGTTGCTCCAGTAGTTGAAGAATATTGATAAGTAGATTGAATAAATGAGTTTAATTTTATTCTAATGGCAGCAGTTCCAGTTGTATTAGTATTCTCAGCCATTATAATTGAGTTTACCCCTTTAACGTGCAAAGGATAAGGATTCCCTGTTTCTAAACCATTAGAAGAAGAAGTTATTTTTAAAGCCTTATAAGTATTATCAAAAAAGAAGTTGGTATTGTCTTGAGCAATTGTACTCCCATCACTAAACAATACTGAACCACTTGTTAAAGAAGGTAATGTTGTTTTATTATTAAATGTATTCCAATCTGTACTACTTAAATAACCATTTGTACTTGTTGTAGCTTGTGTTATTCCTATTGTTCCTGAAGTAGTAATAGTACCTCCTGTTAATGGAGCAGATGTAGCTACCGAAGTAACTGTTCCTGTATTAGAAGTAAACCCACTAGGATTTGATGCTAAATAATAACTATTTGAATCTACTGAACCATCTGCCTTTAAAAATTGGCTTGATGTTCCACCAGTTTTGACAAAAGATGTAGCAGTTGCACTTGAATCAAATGTTGCAGCACCTGTTGTATTTGCTATTGTTAAACCTAGACTACTACTATTAATTATTTGAATAGGTCCTCCATTAGCATAAACTTGCGTCATATTTGTAGATTGCACATATTGGAATCCACTTGTTGTACTACCATTTAATAGTAATCTTACCGCAGTAGAACCTGTTGTGTTTTTGTTTTCAATACCTAACCAAGCATTTGCATTTTCACCCACATTTGCAGCTATATACGTTACATATTGAGAAACCGATTGTGTACCTATACCTAATCTCATATTGGTATTATCCCAATATAATCTTGTATTGTTTTGAGCAATAGTAGAACCATTACTAAATAATATTGAACCACTTGTCAACGAAGGCAAAGTAAACTTGCCGTTAAAAGTATTCCAGTCAGTAGATGTTAAATAACCGCTAACCGATGTTGTAGCAGCCGCCATTGATATTGCAGGAGTTGTACCACCGCTAGAAACAACTGGAGCAGTTCCTGTAACAGAAGTAACAGTTCCGCTTCCCTTATTATTAAAAGTATTCCAATCAGTTGAAGTCAAATAACCATTAACACTTGTCGTTGCAGCAGGAATTGAAATAGTATTTGTAGTTCTTACTAAAGGACTAGAAAAAGTCAAAGGATATTCATAGTCTGTTCCGCCAACCGCAGCAATTATTTGTCCTGATGAATTAGCCTTTAACATACTTGATGTAACAGTCTGATAAATAGAACCTCCATAGGCTTGAATTGAACCAACAACAGTTAATTGTTGTGTCATAGGAATCACCCCAATATTCCCTATTGCCACATTATTTGTTCCATCAATAGTAACAACACCACTTCCACCATTGTTGATTAATATTTGACTAGCAGTTTCCACATTAGCTATTACTAAAGCAGTAGGAGTTACTTTTATATAAGAACCATCTGTTGAAGTATATCCTGTTGTTGGATTGTGCAATCTAATCTCTACGCTTGTGCTTATTGAAGTAAAGTCATAAACAGTAGTAGCACTTGAACCTTGTGGATTTAAAGTATTAAAACCTATGTTATTATTGCTGCTTTCTGGTACTGATAAAAAACCACCTAAAGCATTGTAAAAAGTTAAATTGTGAGCAGTAGTAGAAGCACCAGTTCTATTATAACCATAAACCATACCATAAGAACTATCCCAATAGATATTCGCTTGATATTGGTTTGATGTGTCCGAAGTTCTTATTTGTAATCCTGTTGAACTAGAGTTTAATATACCCAAACTTGCATTAGGTGTATTAGTGCCTATTCCTAGCCTTGAGGTTGAGTTATCCCAATAAAAGTTAGTACTACCAGTTAAAGTAGAACCTCCGTTAAAGAAAGCTACTTGTCCACTAGAACCACTTCCGCCAATCTTACCATTAAATGTACTCCAATCTGTTGAACTTAATTTACCTGTATTACTAGCAGATGCAGTAGGTAAGTTAAAAGTATGCGTAGCAGTTGATGAACTAATTGCAAAGTCAGTTCCACTTGTGCCAGTCGCAAAGTATTGTACTTGAGCAGTCAAACCATTTAACGCAGTTATACCCGTTGAGAAAGTTGTTATAACAGAACTCAAATTTGAATCTTGAGTATGCATTGTAATTGTCTTGCTAGAATGTATTACATAAACTCTTACTGCCAATCTATCGGTAACTGTTAAAACTATTGATGGAACTGCTAAAGCAGTTATATATAAATCTACCGAAGTGCCATTTGTTATATATTCAGGATTTGCTGAACTTGTAGCTATCAAAGTAAATGTACTTGAAGCATATTTATACAATTCAACATAAAAACTAGGACTTCCACCTGATGAATTAGAATTCATATAAATCTCAAAGTTCCAATTACCTGCTGGTATATTTAATTGATTTGGCGAACCTACATCTGTTAAAAAAGATGCTATATATCCATCTGCACTAATACTAAAATCAGCACTTGTACCTGTATTAGCAGTTGTACTCATTTGCTCATATCCTACAACACTTGAAGCAACACCACCATTAAAATAAAATGTTTGACTTGAACCTCCTCCGCCACTACTAGGATTATAAGCCGCTAAAGAACCATCTCCACGAATATACTGAGAAGCATTACCTGCCCCTGTTACTGCAATCGTTCCATTAGCCGTTAGAGGGCTATTAGCGACACTAAAAGCACTTGGCATAGATAAACCTATGCTAGAGATTAAGGTCGGGAATGTGGTCAAATTACCAGCACCATTTACATATTGTAAATTTGTACCCGCAAAAGCAAAAGCCAATGTACCTGCGTTGGTAATAGGGCTTCCTGTTATTCCTAGTGAATTTCCTGTGATTGATGCAGCCACACTGGTAACTGTACCATTTTGTCCACTTGATTTCTGCCAAGTTCCACTTCCGTACAATACCCAATCCCCTACCGCAAAAGTAATAGGACCAGCACCGAAGTTAACTGTACCAGCAACATTACAAATATATAGATCACCAGCATCACCAGTTCCGTTCACTAAAGTAGGAGTATTAGTAGTTGCATTCCAAGTACCTAAATAAGTTACTACTGAAGCAGGCAATTGAGATACAGGAACTTTACCCCCTGAATCTAATGTAGCTACCCCATTAGCAGCACCTAAAGGAACACTTGATAAAACACCACTCGTTCCTGTTATAACTCCCTCTAATGACCTTACTTTCGCACCGCCTGTTATTTGTATCTGATTGCTCATATTAATTATTGAAATAGTCCTCTAATAAATTCATCCGATTCTAAAACCCTTGCAAATGTAAGAACGCCTGTTGCAACATCCCATTTAACTTGCTCTCCTGTTGGAGTTATAGATACAATTTCTCTTACCTCAACACCACCTCTAGTTACTCCTAGACAAGTTTTTCCTATCATATCTGTCCAAGTAATTGTAGATTCTCCACCTGCTGCCACATATTGCTTCATATAAACTTGACCACCTGCTACTACTACCACTCCTGAAGGATTTATTGTTGTTCCTGTTGTACCATAAGCACCTGACCCTTGTAATGAAACTGCATAAGTCCCAATCTCTTTATAAGGAGCATTTATTTGTAAACTTGTTAGATTGCAATTGCCGCTTATAATAACTAAACCATCTGCTCCATTATCAATAACAAACTTAACTAGAATTTGAGTTCTATTTTGTTGTTGTTGTAATAAGAAAAGATAGCCATAACCAGTTAAAGTTACAAGACCATCACAAGAAATAGTCCAAGAAGCTATGTCATTTTTGTATTCACGATACCAAGCCGATGTTTGGCTAGTTACTTCCTTTTGGTCAACATTAACTGAAAAACTACAATTCGTTGAACACGCAAAAGCTATATCTCTACCAGTAGGATAAGTCTCCGAAGCTGGTTCGTGATAATAAAGCATAATATTTTTACCCTGTACGTTGTCTGCCATATGTCAAAGTTAAGTTATATTATTAGTATAATTTACAAACCAAAATGGTCCAAATTGAGTAATATCAGTAATGTATGTAGGAATAATTAAAATATCTAATTCTCTTTCACTAACTTCTATTAATTGAACTGAATTAACTTCATCTGCATAAGCATTTTGACTTAATCTATTTATTATGAATTTTTTACCTGTATAAGATAAGTTTCCTGTAACTGTATCAGTAGTAGTAAATACTTTATCCAAATAAATATAACCTACTCCAGAATCTTTAAATGAACCCAAATCACATTCTATTGTTGCAATATTTTGATTTAAGTTTCTAATATTCTGATAGGTCATAAATGTAACCAAATCAGCTGCACTTGTTGGAGCATTTGCAGTTGTTGATGTGTACCAATTCTTTAAATATTTGCCAGTTGAATCATTTAAAACGCCTTTATTAGTTGTATAATCAAAGCTAGTAGGATAATTATTCCCATAAGGTTGCTCAAATATTTTTAAAGTAGAATCTAATCCTGTTACTGCATTGTAATTAGCTTGAATATATTTAATATCATTTTGAGCATACGAACCTCTTTGTAAAACAAAATTACTTACACTTATAGTACTACCAGATACACTACAAAGTATTTTTATTTGTAAATACCCCATTCTAGGCACACTTAATGGCAAGTAAAGAGGGTCATAATAAATTGGAATATCAACAGAAAAAGTACTTGAACTTGTAGGAATTGTAATATTTTGAACTGTTGAACTCCAAGTATTAGTTGATGTTAACCAAGCATTACCATAAGCAGTTATTAATTTAACTTGTACATAAACAACAACAAGACTAGTAATTGCATCAAAACTTAATTTGTAAGGTATATCTCCAATATAAGGTAAGTAATCATATGGAGTAGTTGCATCTCCTGTTTCTACACTTGCAGTTCCAGAAGAACCTGCACTTAAAGAATATGAATCAAATTGTTCATTTGTATTAGTATATAAAGTAACATTACCTGTTCCTGTTTTTGCAGTTACAAATCCTTGTGCGGTTAAAATGCCATTATTTATTTTTAAATCAGCATTGTCTATATAGTTTATTGCAGTTTCAAAAGCACCTCTACCTTCAATATTATAGAACCCCTTTTTAAGTATTTTTGTTTGACTATTATTTATGTAGTGAACATTACCTTCTGCGTAAGGCTCAATATTAATAGTATTGTTTAAAACACCACCTGTAACTAATACAGGAGTTGGGTACAAAGTATATTTTGTGTAATAATTTGTAGTCCCAGCCATTTCATTCATTGAAGCTACCCACCAATCTCCATTAGCTTGGAATAATCTACAATTAAATGATACCATTATATTATTAAGGATATCATAGTATGATTCTCCTACAAAATCTCTTATATATTGATAAATTTGGCTAAATGGTTCATTAGTAACATTATCAGTTCTATTTGACATCCCTTCTGCAAAATAAGAACAAGCAGAATAAAAAGTAATAGTATCTGGATAATTTATCTTATTTAATGCAATAGAAAAGAATTCTAAATGACTAATTAATTGATTTATACTTCTATCCTTTTCATAAACAATAGATTGTAAAAAAGAAATACCATCAACGCAAATAAAGTCAGCTTGAGTAATACCTGTTGAAAAACCCATTTGCGAAAAGTCATTAAATATAAACCCTCTCCAAGTAATTACATCAACTTCTTTTAGTACTACATAATATTTTCTATCATCTTGACTTAATACATTAGGGAATTGGTCGTAATCATCTTGTGTTTCTAATAATATAGAAAAGTTTAATTGGCTAGATATTATTGAAGGACTAGGATATTCAACACTAGAATTAGGTTGTAAAATTATAGATGTAGGATAGTATGTTTTAATAATACCTGCGGTATAATCTTTCTCATAAATATCAATAGTTTGGTCGTTCCCATTTCTTAATCTTTGAGTAATTGTATATCTTAATCCGTAAGCCATTATGCTAAACTAATTGATTGTCCTTTAAGATTAGATGCCTTTTGTGTTCTATTAACTGCCAATAATAAATCTTGACCTCTTAATACAAATTGACCGCTATTACCTGAAGAACTAACACTCATTGCACCAGCGTTAAAAGTACTATTAATCATATTACTTAATTTACTTAAAGGCATAATTGCTTCTGGTCCAGCTTCGCCTACCATAGCAAGTGAAGCCCCATTAGTTATTCCACCACTTGCTCTAGGTCCAGAATATGAAACTGCATTACTTATAGCACCAACTGTTGCAAATACTCCTTTTAATTCAGGAAAAGCATTTAATAAAGCCTCAAATATACTAGCTTCAATTACTGCAAAAGCTATTTGCTCTGCCATTCTAGCAAAAGCATCTCCTAAAGCCTGTATTGGATTTTCTCCATTTTGCATAGCATCATAAGCAGACATTAAACCATTTGTTATTTCTCCTGAAAGCAAATTAGAGAATTTTTTATATTCATTATATTGATTTTTTATACTAATAGTATTTTCATTTTGTAAAGCAATTGTTTTATTATACCAAGCAGGAAGTTCTTTATCTATTTTAGATTCTGAAGGATTTTCTTGATTTCTTTGCTTCATATACCAATCAGGTAATCCAGCTTGTGATTTATCTATTTTAGTAGATGGTAACATATCAGCCCAATCAACAGTAAAAGCCTTTCTTGCAGAAATTCTTATTTTATCGTGAATCTTAATTTGTTCATTAGCCCATTCATTTGTTTTTCTAATATCATATTCTAAAAGTGCTATTTTTTCATCTAATGCTTTTTTAAATTCTTTATTATCTTCTTTTTGCGGAATTTTAAATTTTAATACTTCATCAAGATTTCTACTTAATGAATCTTTTGCTTTATTTATATCAGATTGAGCACCTGCTAAAATATCAACATAATTTGCCTTTATTTCATCTCTTAATTGTTGAGTTGTTTTGCCTTGTTCTTGTTGCCTTGTTGTTGCATAAGTATTTTTAATTAAATTATCTCTTTCTTCAGTAATTCTTTTAAATTCAGCATTAGCAGCACTTAATGCACTAGTATAATTTTTTTCTTTACCAATTTCTAATTGTTGAATTGCCGCCTTATTATTTAATGATTTTAAATAATTTGCAGTATATGTATCTATACTTTTTATATCTAAATCTTGTATATCTTTATTATCTTGATATAATTTTTTTAATTCTATAATAGCATTTTGCCTAGTCGTAATATCTAATTTTTGATTAGATACTTTTTCTGATAATATACTTCCAATTAATTGATTTGATTGAGCAGCACCAGCAATTTTATAAATATCTTCATTAAGTTTTGCTAATTCTTCTCTTAATTTTTTTAATTTATCCACTGGTTTTTCAAATGCTTCAGTTATATTTTTTGAAAATACAACTAACAATGCTGAAACTGCACCTATTGCTAAGCCTATACCAGCAGGGCCAGATAAACCATTAAGCATAGCACTTAATGCTTTTTTAGTTCCACCTTCAGTTGCAGCTAACCTATTAAATGATTCAATCATTGGGTTAAGGTTATTAGAAATACCTATAAATCCATAAGGAGCATCTTGTGCAATCCTTGAAAGGTCATTTAATGCCAAACCAGCCTTATTACTACCTAAAGCTATTTTTTCTGTATTATTACCAAAGTTGTCAAATGCAACTCCTGCTTTACTTAAAGTACCTTGTAATTCCCCAATCCTAGCTTGTATTCTAGGAATTGCAGTTTCAATTGTATGAGTTAAAGGCCAGTCCCCTTTGTAATTCTTAACTGTTTCCTGTAATTGGAATAATTTATCTTGGAGTTGTTTTAATTCTTCTAGTGCCTTTTGGTTCTCGGCTGAAATTATAATTTTTAACTCTGGCATCTTATTTTAATTTACTCCATATAATTTTAATGTTCTAGCCAATTGGTCATCCGTCAACATTTCTCTTTTTTCTTCTTCTTCATTATCATCTAGCATTGGTATATGCCAAAATGCCTTTAATGATTTAGGAGACTTTTCCATTGTATTAGTTAAGTATATAATATAGGCGAGGTTTCTTGTCCTCGCCCATTCATTTAACTCCTGTCTTTCTTTCCCCATTACAATAATGGAAAAATCTTTCCAAGTAATATCCCAAAACTCATAAGGCTTTATACCACATTCAGCAGCCTTAACTAATATATCATCCCAACTTAGATTTGTTAGGCTTTTTTTTTTCTTCTGTTGCAGTTGTTTTTACAGAATTAACTGTGTTTTCAATTATATATTTAATATAATCTATCAATTGCCCTTCAGAACTAAAAATAGTCCCCATTTCATCTATCCAATCACAAGCCTCATCTTCTGAATGATCAATTGGTATTTTTAAAGAATTACAAGCGGACTTATAACCAATAAATACTAATTGAACAATTAAGTCAATATCAAATTGCGATTTACCAAGTAATTCAAAGTACTTATCAATTGTTATATTGTTTCTTTGGCAAAACTCACGCATTGCCCAAGTACCCCATTTTAAATGGATTGTGTTGTTGTTCAGTCTTAATTCAAACATAGTTTTTTATTTTTTTTATGCCATTTCAGTTTGTGCAATAGGAGGAACACACACAACAAAAGTAGCAGAGAATTTTACATCATCTTTATCAGCAGCAGTTACATCAAAGTTGCTAATAAATACTGTACTTGTTGATAATCCACCATAGTAAACATCACCTGCTGCTGGAGTTGCTTTACCCATTTTAATGGTAAATTGAGTTCTTGCAGCGTGAGCAGCATACAATTGTTGGTAAGAATCTTTACTTGGAGTTCCTGTTTCATCAATCGCAAAACCATCTGCTTTGAAAGATTGAGTAAACGCTGGACCTGCTTGGAATTGGTCTCCACATTTTGAAGTTGCATCAATAGTGTTAACAGTTGATGTAAGTGAGTTTGTTGTTAAACAAGCTACTGGTATAAAAGTTGTACCACCAGCTAAATCTGCTAAGAGAATATAGTCCCTTGCTGATACTTTAGTTTCTGCCATTTTATTTAATTTTGAGTTATTATTATATTATATGTTATTAATGTTCTAAAAACGTTGTCCAAAGGGTTTAATCCATCTAAATTCGTTACACTTCCAATACTTAAAGCAGATGAAGTAAATCCATTACTTAGAGTTATTGTTGTATCCGAGTTTATATTCGCCAATACCAAATCACTTATTTCTTCGGCTCGTTTATAGCCAAAGTTAGCATTTTTTGTAACAATGTCAACTATGATAGTAATAGAATTTGTATAACCTGCTTTCCCTTGTTCCTGACTTGATGTTCTACCTGTTAAAATTATGTATTCATTGCCTATGTTTTCAGGAGCAAAACCATCATAAACACCTAGTCCTGTTGCAGATACTAAATGTGTATAAAACCATTTTTTTATTTCTATGTTAGGATTAAGCATTTAATATATTTTTAAGTCTTTCTATTAATAGTTTTTGTTCTTTCTCAAAAGCTGGTATTAAATAAGGTTGTGGTCTCATTCCTTTCCTTAATATGCTTAATGCAATTGCATAAGCTATACTTTTAGACTTTTTACCGCTTCCAATACCCTTTCTTTCAACCCACAAAGTTAAGGCATTGACCATATCTTTAAATTTACCACCTGTCTTTTGTTGAAATTGGGATGCAAAAGTTGAATATCCATTAGGGATTGTAGTTAATGGACCAGTGCCAAATTCAACATAAGCAGCATAAGAAGTGTAAGCACCAACCGAATAAGTTAATTCGCTTTCCTTATTCCATTTGATTGCTCCACGAAGTTTGCCAAAATTAGTAGGTGCTAATCTTTTAGCATCTGATTCAATCTTCATTACAGAGGCTTGTATTTCATTAGAAACTTCTTTTGAGACTATTTCGGACATATTCTTAATTGCATCCTGAATCTCACTCATTCCTGTAAGATTTACGTCAAATGCCATTATGCGTACATTAATATTTCGTAAAATCTAAACTGATTCTCTACATCCTTAATAGAATGGATAGTGTACATTTCGCCTTCTGCTTCTATTTGGTAACCATCGGTAATAGTTACATCATATCTGATAAATAACTTAGCAGAACGAGTAAAACTCAACTCTAATTCCAATAATGCTCTATTTTGCTCTTGAGGGCGAAAATCACCAAATACGACACCTTGTAAGGTAAATGTAGTTGTATAGCCGCCTTGACCATCTGAGACCCTTGTAGGGGCATATAAGCCTATCTCAGAGTACATTGTGTTTGCATCTACATAGCTACCTTTCTTGCTTCCTATTTTCATAATATTGGGCTTATTCTTGTCCAGCGTTGACAGGCTTTCCAAGTCTTTTCACAAATTCCTGTATCTGAATCTAATCCTCTATTCTCGTAATCGTAAGACACTTGATCTAAAATAGCAATCTTTAAGTCATTAGGAATAGTTGTATATCCAACAGTATAAGTAGCCTTTAAATTCCTAAAAAGAGGTCTTTGTAATTGTGGGAACTTACCTCCTACTAAAGTATAATCAGCAGCTATTATGGCATTATTATTTTGGTCGTATAATGAAGTAAAACTATTTACTGGTCCATAAGGAAGGTTAAAATTACCATCAAAGTTAGTAAACCAAACAACGGCAGTCTTAGCTATTAAACTCAATCCTGTACCTACTTCAACTGCTTCTCTTGCTTGTTTTATCATTAAAGAGATTTGGTTATCATCAACAGAATTAGTTACTCTGATATACAATTTAGCCTCTGTAAGTGTAACAGGTTCAACAACTGTACCTGTATCGGTTAAAGTATAATCTATAATAAAATTAGAATATGCCATATATCTTTTTTACAAATTTACATTATTTATAATAAAAAACCCCCTACTAAAAAGCAAGGGGTCTTTATATCTATGTAAGATTAGAACTATACGTTTCCTAAGTCAGCATAAATAGCTGAAGTTGGTTGCATTAAGTTAATATCTTCATAACACTCGATACGAGCAGTAACCATATTTTGTTGGAAGTTACTAGCATTCTCATAAGAGAACTCAATAGCCATTCCTTCAACCTCAATTCTTTCGCAGAAGTTGTTATCTAAAATAAGTACTTTATCATCAGTTACCCAAGATGCAGCAATTACTGGAACACCCCAGATTGTGATACCACCATTAGGGTTAACAATAACACTACCATTTCCAGCATAGTAACCAGAAGTAATAGTTTCTTTCAATAAGCGACCTAATTGAGAAGGGCTTACTAAAGCAAAAGAAGCTACAAAGTTTGCACTCTTTTGGTTGCCAATATAGTCAACTAATTGCTTTAAATCAACAGTTTCAGCAGTTGTTGTAGAACCAGTTGCAGCACCAGAAACAGTAGAGAAAAACGCAGCGTTCTCAGCTTTGTAGAAATCTCTAGTTAACATTCTTGGTAAAGTTGTACTCAAGAAAGGTAAACTTCTAGCCATTTGTTTAGAGAAAGTTGAGAAACCAGCTATGTAGTCGTTTACAACTTTAACTTCGCTTAATGCGTAGCTATTTTGTCCTTTATCAGAACCTTCAGTTTGAGCAGCAATGTTGTTAGTTGTAGCAGTCTCTTTGTAGAATACATAAAGACCTGATTCACTTCTTACAGTTGGTACTAAATCACGGAAGTTAATTGCTTGACTTGGCAAGATAGAAGCATTAGGAGCATAAGATGCTTGAGCATCTCCTGTTAATGAACCACTTAAAGTCATTGTCTTAACATCAGATAAATCAACACGGAATTTTCCGTTAGATTTCATTGATTTTTCCATTTCATCTAATCTACCATCTAATTTCTCGATGATAACTTCATCTAAGAATTTTATTTGCTTAGATGCAGATTTTTTTGTTGCAGCAGCTTGAGCATCAAATTGTTTTTGTGCTTCATCTCTTACAACTCTAATCTCAGCTTTAGTTTCTTCTAACTTAGCTTCGATGTTAGCTTGAAAACCTTTAAGGTTATCAGCCATTTCGTTAATTACGTTTTCCATTTTTACTTTTTAAATATTTTATTAAATTCTTTTATTGCCTTCAGGACTTGTGCATCATTATTTTTAATTTCTTCAATTATCGGCTCAGGTGATTGCTCGGTCTGAGTGATTTCTTTAACGATTTCAATTTGTAATAATTCTGATTGAATCCTTTTTATTTCAATCTCCATCAACGCAAAGGTCTCATCTGTAAAACGACCACCTTTAAACGCTTTCAAGAGTTTCTCTAGCCTATTTGCTAATTGTTCTTTCTTAACTTCACTTTTTACAGAGATTGTTGGTGTCTCTGGATTTGCTGCCCATAATACCGCACTTCCTTCGTAAAGTTTAAGTTCACTTATTGTTCTTATTCCGTTTTTATCTACGCTTGAATTAATTGTGCTAAATCCAATTGAGTGTTGATTAATAAGTCCAGCATCATACATTTTAATCATATCCTCTCCTGTTTCAGTTTCTACTATTGGAGTGATTGCAATAAGCATATCTCCCTCAATATATAATTGCTCAGGCTTACCGATTACGGCTTCCATTTCAGCACAATGATCTACCAATGACCATATTAAGTTTTTACCTGCTGGACCTCTTTCTTTAAGAGTTTTAGTAAAGGCTTCAGGAACTATAATGTCATTATCTAAATCTATGTTTCCTGTTCTTGCCCAAACTGCTTTAACTCTACGAGTTTCGGTATCAACATCCATTACTTCGTAACCGATATCTTGTTTTTCAACAATAGTATCTTTTGATGCGTATGTTTTCATATTGACAAAGTTATTATTTTTTTTGTTATTGTATTAATGATGCTATAAGTTTTCCTATTGTTTGTCCTATTACATTTTGTAGAGCATTCCAAATAACTGCAACTCTACCCATTGGAGGGTTATCTACTAAAGTTAAAAGTTTACCATTTGCACCTCTTACCGCCTCATATCCTAAAGTACATCTACAATTACAAACATTGGCAGCACTTGCTTTAGAATCGCAAGGGTGGTCCATTAATTCATAACCTAAGCCTACTTGATTATTAGGAACGTGAAATTGTTTCTCCATAGGAAGTTTAACTCCATCCATATTTAAGTGGTCAGTATGGTCTCTTGGCTCTCTCCTTGTTCGGTTGTCTCTTGCTGAAATCCATTCTTTGATAGTTACAAGTCCAGTGCTAGTTGCTCCAACCATTGAACCAATATTTGCAGCCCTGCCTGTTTCCGTTCTAGCTATAAGTTCGGCTCTATAATCTGTTATTCCAGATGTCCTAAGCAAGGCTATTGTTTCAGGCATTGTTAAGTTCTGCTCTGCTGATTGAATTAAGAATCTTCTTATCTGTTCTTTGGTCGTATTGGTAATATCTGAGGCTAATTGGTCTAATCCATCATTTTGAAGGACTTGGATAATAGCATATTGGAAAGCATCTGTCTTTTGTGATTTAAACTCAAAAGGCACATAAACCCCCTTTACAGACCTTTTAACGACACTTTCACTTATTTGAGCCATCTTAGTACCCATAGCTAAATGGAGCTTGTAAATGGTCTTTTTTAGGGCTTTGTCGCTAATTTTGTTGTAGTCTAGGGTACGGCAATAGGTATTCACCTGATTTTGTAGTTCTTTTTTGAACTTAGGTGAGTATTGTTTTAATGCGTTGGCATATAGTTTTCTATAATCTTGCCAAATCATTTATGCATCAATTTTTTCTATGATTTTACCAGCAGCGTTAAAAACATCGGTTTGTTTTTGTTGACCTGCTCTTTGTCTTATTGCTACTAAAGCTGCTCTATCCACATTAACGAAATCACTCGTATAAATATAATGCCAATGTTGTTTAGTCTCTGGGTCTGCCTGTGCATCTATTCCTAAGAACCATTTGCCATAAGCAGCCATTCCGTTTTTCTCTATGTATGCATTTTCTTCGACAGCACTTGGTGGCATCCAAGAACTAGGCTTTTTTACCTTGCCATCAGCTACTAAAGAATTAGCTTGACTAACTCCACTTCTATTTATCCCTGTGGTTGCTTTTAATTCTATTTTAATTTCATCAAGTAATGATAAAATTCTTAAAACGTGCTTATTCATATTACGGATTTAAATTGTCAGGAATAGTCAAAGGTTGAAATTGGTCAGTTGGTTGTAAAGATGAAGGGATATAAAGTTTCTCCATCTCCTCTTGTGGAATATAATCTGGAGTTTTAATACCCATAATCTCATTCTTTTGAGCAGGAGCAATCCACCAAGCCGTATTTAACCAAGCAACTTGTTCTGTCTTATTAGCTTCTAATTCTTGGTAAACTTGAATATCATATCCTACATATAATCCGCTATTTCTATATCCCCAATCAGTATGCAATTTTCTATTTAAGTTATCAGTCAATGCATCCAACAAAGGAATAGCACAACGTAAAGTCAATGCTTTCTCTCCCTCTAATTGATTATTATAAGTCTTATTGTCTGAATCGTTTAATAGTTGAGATGGTACTCCGTAAATATTACAAAGTGCCTTCATATCCCATTTCTCTGATTCAATAATATTAAGTTCTACTGGACTAAGTCCTATTTGTTTCCAATCTACTTTATAACCTGATACTGCAATAGAGTTAAAATTAGCTGCTCCACCTTTCTCGCTAACTGCTCTCTTTAATGCTTGAGCTTGTGCTTGTCCACTTGTAGGGTCAAATCTTTCATCGTTCATAAATAAAACTCCTGCTGGACCACCATTTTGGAATGATGCAACGGCAGCAGTCTTAGCTTCGTTACTTCTAGTTAAAGTTCTTGCTGCGGCTAATAGAGGACTTTGTCCATATAATTGTCCACCTGTAACTGTCCACTCAGGATTAAAGTATTTGTCGTGTAAGATTTCTTTTGGGTCAAATGACCACATTGCTCCATAGTATAATTGATATCCCACTCTGGTTGGTGGGAACATTTCGATGTTTGCAATAATAGCCATATACTGAGCAGGTAAAGCAAATAGTTCGAACGGCTTTCCTTGATTGTTTCCTGTTTCAATAAGTTTTCCATATATAAATGAATTTCCTGTTATTAACTTAAATCCACACCATTGCTCAATTAAATCTGCCCAAGTATCTTCTCCATTAGGATATTTTAAAAGGTCGTTTAATCTTTGATCTCCTGTATAAATCTCAAATGCTTTCTTATGTAAATTGTTTACCTCTTGCCAATTTGCAATCTTATCAGGTTGTTTCATTAAAGCCTTATATCTTTTTGCAGATACTTCATCTTTAACTTTATAAACGTGAAATGGAGCAAGTTTTACTTTATCAGTAATTAGTTTTACAATTGAATAAACAATATCGTTAGCTATATATCCATCTCTTACGAATGCTCTTGAATCACCACCTTGCCAAGTAACGATTCCTCGTTGAATAGCGACACTTGTATCAAAAGGAATATTAGGTAATAGAGTGTTTATCTTCTTTTTAGTTAAGAAGTCAAAAAATGCCATATTATTAGAATTTAAACAAAGTTATGATTTTTACATCAAAATACACTTACTTGAAATCTTGGAGTATATTCAAAGAACATTCTCATTGCCAAACAATCACTAAAATCTGGAGAACGACCTATTGCAGCTTTGACTTTATCCTTTGGTATTACTCCTTTCTTCATATCATTATCAACGGACTTTTGTTTCACTTGTTCTAGTTCCTGAATGATTAATTGTTTTTGTTTCCCATCTGCTTGAATGTAAAGTTCTGCTTTGTTTACTAAATCAGCTAATTTAAAATAGCATTGAGACTTTAAGTTATCAAAGTTTTCCTTTTGCTTAGTAATAGGATTTATTAATGGAGAACTATTATTTACAAAGCCCTTGCATCGTAGAATATCTACTACTCCACCTCCTACTCCATCCTCATCACAAACAATGTTTGATGAAGGAACTTTATGTTCTGTTGCAAAGTTCTTTATAAGTTCAGCGACTTCAACAACTGATTTACCATTGAATTGATAAAACCTAACACGAAACCCATTCCATATACCAATAACAGTGCTATCATTACCAAAACGTGCCACATCACAAGTAATGTAAGAATCACCAACAGGAACAAAACTATTGGTAAAAGTGTCAAGTATTTTATCATAATCTATTAATTGAGCAGGGTCATCTAAATACTCCCAGTTACCGAATAAAAGCCTTTCTTTTGAGACACTATCCAAAGTTAGCAAGTTCTCCTTGTAATGTTTAGATATGTACGGATTATCATCTATTAAGGAAGTAATGAATCTTTTATTCTTAGATATTGTATTTTCTTGTTGTGGCTTGTAGAATTCCGAATAAGTCCAATTCTTAGCTGGGTTGCAAGTGTATAGAATCTTAGGTACTAAATCATTTTGGTCTAATTGAAATCTTATCCTTGATTTGATAATATTTCTAGCCTTGTCATCTACTTGATTAGCCTCATCTATAAAAGCATCGGTAATCTCTAATGAACCTAATTCATCAAAGTTAGGGTCGGAAGGGTAGGAGTAAAGGTCTTTGAGTAGGATAGTAGAACCATTAGGAAATTCTATTGTAGAAGATTGAGCATTAAATTTAAAATGCTTGTTAGCTTCTAATCCTTGCATTTTAGCTATCTGAAAGAAGGAGACTAAGGTAGTTTCTTTTAGGGTTTTTAACACGGCTCTCCCAATTAGTCCTCTTGTATTGGGATATTTTAATCTTTGTTTAAGTTGCCAGTAGCAACCTAATGCAGTCTTACCACCTCCTGCTCCTCCTCCAAATAGAATCTCATTTGTTGTTTTATCTTCTAATAGGTCTAAAGCAGTTGTTTGTTTTATGGATAATTCCATTATAGGCTTCCTGTTTTTTCAACGTAAGTTTTCTTCTCCTCCCAATTTACTTGCAGTCCTCCAGATAGTTCTATCTCATTGGTTTGTTTTGCTCTGCCTTCTAGTCTATCAAGTATCTCCTGATAAGCCTTTAAATCTCCTTTGAATGCCTTTTGCAGTACCATCATATCTAATTGCTCTGCCACAGTAAACTCCTCTTTCTCTCCTGTAATTGGGTTTGTTTTTACTTGGACTAATTCTAACAATCTTAGCAATCTAGTCTTTGAGTTTGGTATTCCCTTCGGTCTGCCATTAGGGTTTCTTATTTCCCCTTTTTGAGCAGGTATTAAATTTTGTTCGTTTGCCATATTCTCTAATCTCTTTCTTAATTCTTACAAAGTTACTCCACAATTAGGACAAGTCTTGCCACCTTTGGCATTGTCCTTTGGTTCTTCTATGTCATTGTTTGCAAAAGCTGGTATATCTAAACCCCAATTATCTAAATCTTGAATACCCCATTCGTTTGCCAATAGGTCAAAATCCCAATCTCCTGTGCTAACATTATCACGAACGATAAATTGCTTTTTTTGTTCTTCGCTAAGATTATTTGCGTGAATAACGGGTACATCTAAAAGTCCAGCTTCTATACAAGCACGATACCTTTGATTACCTCCTAAAATAACATTATTCTCATCAATCACAATAGGTCGCAATCCTAACATTTCTGGAAACTCTTGAATTGATTTAACTAATAATTTGAATTTAGCATCACGGCAAATTCTAGGATTATTAGGGTTTGATTTGATTTCGTTTATTAGCATCTTCCTTGTTTTACATATTTCTTTGTTGGTTTGTCTTTAGGACCAGAGTTTTTTTTGTATTTACCTTTCTTTCTACTGCCAAAGTTTACTTTGCCTGTTGTTAATCCTTTTGCCATTATTTATACTTTTCTATTATGTAGTTTAATTCTGTCCTAGACCATTTCTTTATTAATCTATGTTGGCTTTCTAGGTGCATTACCATTCTTTCGCCTATTTTATCAATAAGGTTCTTTCGGTAGCCTATAAGGTGAAATTGGTCAAATCCATTGCAAGATTTACATTCTCCGTTTACGTTATATTCATCAAATCTTAATGCAGAACTTCCTTTGACTGGGACATAATGACCAGCATCCATAACTTCGTGTCCTTTAACTTGACCGCAAGAAATACAAGTAAAAAATCCGTCTTGTGAATCCCTTGTACGGATATATCTGTTAAATATTGTTTGAGCCTTTGCCGTTAATTTGGGAATCGTAGGTAATGCCATAATGCAAAACTAAGTTACTTTTTGATACGAAACGTTATTTTTCGATCTTGGTAATCAAACCGCTTCTTTTTTATAGGGCTTAAAGATTCCTTTATTTGGTATTCATTTACTCCTGTTACTCTTTTTGCGTAGGCGACTGATTTAAATTCTATTTCTTCTTTTGTGTCTATAAATATCATTCTTATTGGTTGTGCGTTCTCGTGTCCTGCTATTTTACTCATTAGGTTTAAAATGGTTCTTTAATCCTTTAATAAATTGTTTATTACTAGGGATATTTTTACTAAAATAATTCTCATCTATTTTGCCGCCGTCCATTGCATTAGGGTAAACAAGTATGTCATCATCATAAAAGTTCCTTACCATACCAGTATCATATAAAACAACTTTCCATACTGTGTTTGTATCTGATCCATAGTCTATCCAAGCTATTGCCTTGCCATATCCTAATGGAGTTAATACATCTATTGTTTTTTCTAGTTGATATATCATCGTTTTATAAATTCTTTAATTTCTATGTAAAGTATTGCAGAACAGTAAACAACTAAGAATACTGGTACTGAAATAAAGAAGAACTTTAATAATTCTAATGGTTTAATTTTCATAGGGTGCGTTTTTAATTTCATAGATTATCCATATTAGGAAAATACATAAGATTCCGATTGCAATTTTCATAGGTTATTTTTTTTGGTTATAGGTTTTATTGTAGTATTTTTCTACTTCTGCCATTTTTGATTCTAAACTAAAATGATGGTCTGATTGTCCGTTTAAATGTGCATCTATTATCTGCTCTTTTTCTTTTTCCATACAATCATTCTTAAACATTTCCCAATGAACGCTATCTTTTTCTATATAAAGCATTTCAATCCTTGCTAATGCCATTTCCATTGCTGTTTTCATTTCTTTGTTGGTTTTTTGTTATAGGTTTAAATACTTTCTTATTTCTTTTATCAGACATATAAATGCCTTTAACTTGTTCTTCAAATTGTGCCTTTTCTTCTTTTGTAATATCAGGATGGTATTTTACTCTAATAAGTACATCTTCCATAGGTATATATGTTTCTATCATAACTCGTTATCGTAATAAAGTTTTAATGAATATTTTTTGCATTGTTGTCTAATAGTTTCTTGATCTGTTAAAATATCTTCAGGTTTTCTAGCCTGTGCCAAATTATAGGCATTTACCCTAGCTTTTATTAATTCTGCCTTATCTGGACTTATCTTAATTAACTTTCGCTTCCAGAGATAATCAAAACATTGATAGTTTAAAAACCGCCAATCTTTCTTAGATGTTTTCCAATACTCCGCTTCATCTTTCATTACTTGTTCTTCATCTATTTGCACTGATATTTCGTTTATTTCGTTTACTTCAATCTTGTTTCTTACTTGGATGGCTATTTTCTTATAGGCATTCATTACCTCCCCAATTAATTTAGGGCTAAAATTTATATGCTTATCAATAGAAAATTTATCCTCTGCAAACATCTTAAAGGCAGTTCCTAATTCTTTTAGTTTGTATTGCCCATATGATTCAATCACAAATGAAACGCAAAGCTGGAATATCTCATTTGTAGGCATTTGAGTGCCACTTAATGCAAGGCAAGTTTTTAGATGTTCTACTACCTCAATTCTTGAGCATTGTCTAATACCCATTGATTCTAAAGCCTTAAATACCTTTAGTTCATCATTGTCCAAGCTGCTTAAACTTCTCCCACTCACGTTCTGCATAGGTAAGTTTTGTACTAATAGTTCGTTCAATGATTTCATCGTTGAAATTTTTATTGTTTAAGTATGTTGTTGGATGCTTTCTAAATTGTTTATCTGGTGTTGACTTAACGTATAATGGTGCGTTTTGTAAAGCTAAAGCCTTTTCTTCTTTATTTAAAGTTTTCCAAGCCTTTTCTGCTTTGTCCTTAGATTTCTTATAATCGTATATATCCCAAAACTTATTAAAATCTATATCTATTAGTTTAATTTCATTTACTTTACTTTCTTTTCCTTTTATTTCCTTTTCTTTTCTTTCCTTTGCATTACCCTCCCCAATAGCCACCCTATTACCCCACCTATTATTTGCTCCTGTTTTCCCACTTTCACTTAGTTTTAGCCTTAATTCTAAATGATTCTGTAATCTTTCAGACCAAAATTCGCCTGAATCAAGGGTAAATAGACCAAAATTCATAAGTACCCCATTAACTTTTACATCTGTGCAATGCATCTGCATAGCTAAAACAGGTATTAATTCTAAAGGTAATTTTCCCCCTGCATTTGCTAATTGTTCAATTAAATACCAATAAATCCCATAACCCTCCATCCCTAATTGATGCCTTAAAAAAAGGACTTTTGTATCATTTGCAGCGTTATAATCGTGGCTGAAATAATATGAATTGCTTTTCATAAAATAAAAAGGCTCTAGGCATTCCCCCCAGTAGGATTAGGGGTTCAGCTTCGAGCCAATAAGTTTAAAATTAGGTATCCTACACCTATGGCAAAGATAACCTATTTTATTGAATATTGGGCAATCTGCTTCTTATTCTCTAGTTTGATAATCTTTGTAGATATTTTCATCCCTTCATTCCTTAGATCATTAATTCGTGATGCTAATCTAAAGCAACCGAATTTACTCAAGGCATCTAATGTAGTTAGCTTTTTACCTTTATTTAGGTAATCTGCTATTTGTTTGTTTTGGCTCATAGTTTTTGTTTTTAGATAGTTAATTAAAACGGCAAGTCATCTTCGCTTTCTTGTTGATTTACTGGAGTTTGATATTCCATTTTGTTTTCAGCTTTTGGCTTGTAATCATTAGGGTAAATCTTGTAATCTGGTTCTTTAGATTCTGGCTTTTTGTATTGATTTAACCACATTGAGTAGCGTTTGTCCTCAATTGTAAATTCAATCACTTCGCCTTTTGATGTTGTTTTTTTCCAAGCACCATAGTTTTGTTTCTTTTCCATTTTTATTTGTTTTGTTTATTAATTTGTTCTTCTTCTATTTGGTTTTCTGCATCTTTATCATTTTGTATTTCTTCTTCTTCATCTTCTTCAAAATCGCAATGTTCCATACATTCAGGACATATTCCTATTTCTTCCATATCGGTTTCTGCTCCGCAGCAAGTTGAATATCCCATATTAATTGTTTTTAGTTTTAAAATAATTTAATTCTTCTTTCTTAATATCTAATGCTAGTCTTAGTGCTGCGTTTAATGTTCTTAATACAAAGTTTTCGTTTGACAAAGATGTTTCTTCTATTTCTGTGATTGATTTATTTAATTGACCAATCATTAAATCAATGCTAGGAAATTCATTCATAGTTTTCGTATTGTTCTGTCCAATCATTCATTCTTAAAAATGGTTGAGCAGGGGTTAATAATCTTGTTACTGGATAGGTTTTAGCTTTGTATTCTTTAAGGTTTTTCTTGGCTTGTATTAAATCATCCCAAGATGAATGCTTACCAATATGGCGGGTACATTCATACTTCCAATTGTAATACTCAACTAATTCTCTTAGTTTTTGTAGTTTTTGGTCAATCATAATTTAGATTTTTTAACAGTGAATAATGCAGTAATCCCATCATTCATTAAATCTTTATTCAAAGAATGAAGTTTAGATAATTCGTTTAAATTTTCGCACATATCAATAGCTAATGTTAGGTCCAGAATTGATTTGTGTTTCTTAATAAATACTGAAGCAGTCTTTTCGCCAGAGGCATCGGTATCTTTATCAGTTACCAATCCAAGAGCAGCACTTAAAGCGTATCTTCTGTAATAGGTAATTCCACTACCAAAGGATTGATACTCGTTCATACCTCTAAGAGTAATTTGTGGGATTGTTGCATTAGATTCAATTGCCTCCCCACTAATAGTATGGAAGATAATTGTCTTTAATCCATCTTCAATAAGAAGTTGGGTAAAACCTAAATTGTGTTTCTTGAGTATCGGATTTATTACTTCAAGAATTGTAGGGAAATCGGCATAAGTGTAATTATGACCAGTTGTCCCTTTGTGAATTACAGGGCAATCCTGTTGAAAGGATGCTAAAGCCTTGTAAATGTTGATAAGTGAATTTGTTTGTAAGGTAATCATACTATGGTTTTTAGGTAAATAATAATTAAAAATAAGACTTTTTTGTTAATAACTCAATATTTTTTTTATTTCTTTTATGTCATCCGAAATATCTGTATCATACTTCTGCGATAGGCTATCTTGTATCGTTCTAAGGGAGTGTATAATCGTTGTATGATTTCGCCCAAACATCTCCGAAATAGCGGTCAATTTAAGCCCTAATTCATCCTTAATTAGCCAAATGGCTACAAATCTAGGCTTGGTGTGGATAAACCTTCTGCTTTTGCCTCTAATGTCCTTATTTGATACCTTATAATACTCGCATACCTGCTTTATTATCGTATCGGCATAATCAAGCCTTTTTCTCATAGCCTTCTCCCTTTCCTTTAATGATGGCATTGTCCAGTAATTCATTGATTTCTAATTTAAGTTTTTTAATTTGGTTTCTGTACATCTCATTCTCCATTTCTAAAATGTAAATAGTGCGATGTAAATCTACTTTAGTATTATCTATGTAACTCATTGTACAAGATTTATAGGTAACATAAAATTCTCACTTATAGAATATAATTCTACAATAAGCCAATAATAGCTTTTAAGGATTCTCTTTTGTATGTCGTTCAATTCTGCAATCCTTATCAGGTAATTATTCTCGTGAGTAAATAAGCGGACATTATCAAAGTTTCCTGCTGATCTCCATTCCGCTAATAGCTTCTCCTGTCTCCATTGTTCGCTTTGTGCCTTCTTTAAAAGTTCCAGCAAACAAGTTGCTCTTTTGTGTAACTTTAGTTGTTTCCCTTGATAGTCTAGTTTCATACTATTGGTTTTTGGTTTCGTAATATTTTTGTACAATTATGGACACTAATTTACTTGGTGCTAAATACATTTTTTTAGCTTCGGCATCTACTTTCTTTTTGATTGATTCAGGTAGTCTAATGCAGACCACTTCTTTTTTTTCTACTTTCATTTATTTGGGTTTATAAGTTATCTGCTAACATTGCTATTACTAAGCATAATACTACTACTATTACTGCTTTCATTCCTTTGATTTCAAAACTGTCTGGTTTCATAATTAGATTTTTACAATTGATAAAATAATTTGATTGTTGGCTACATCAATAGTGCGAAACTTTACTAAAAAGAATCTTGTTTCATCTAATTCGTAGTCAAGAAAAATGTTGTCGCCTCCCTGTGGGATAAATTGAAAATTGTAGGGGTAGAAATTGTCTTTGTAGCTAATGATTGTTTTCATATACTTTTGGTTTGTTTCAACAAAGATATATAAAGATTACAATACAAACAATAAATTATTTAAATTATTTTAGTTAAAGTTATGTTAACGTTTATCGGTCATAAATGAGGCTATTATCGGTCATTTACGGCTCAAAGTTGCCTTATTAGGTAACTTTTGTGATTGATAAAGTTTTCTATTAGCGAACTTTTGTAACCAATTTGGGAACATTTGCATGAATTTTTCCGAATTATTCAAGCAGATTTGACACAATATGTAAAATAGTAAGGGGTTATTCTGTTAATTGTTGTAACATAATTAGGGTATATATGCCACAGATTTTCAAATAATTGTGACAAAATTTGTTAATTGTTAATTTTGGGCTTGTTATATCTTGTAACATATAAATATTGTTATTTTACTTTTAAAGGGTAAAGTAAATTAGTAAAGTTATAACTTGACAAAAGGCAAAAAAAAGGGAGGCAGCATAAAAATGCACCTCCGAACCATTAGTATAATCTATACACAAATATAATAAAAACTCCCCAGCTTTTACACTGAGGAGAACCTATGAACCAAGAAAAAACAACCTAAATTGACCCATCCTGTAAAGGCTCATCGTTTGTATTATCTATTCTACGATAATTTTCAGCCCACAGAATCTTAGTCAAAGTTACACTTTTGCGAATTATGGTTTTTTCATCATCCTTTGGGTTTAGTAAATGTAATACCTCGTGGATCAATATCTCCATATGCTTCTTGCCCTTTAGTCTTTGGTCAATCTCAATGACCCCATCACTAGAGGATATTCCGTAAGCCTGTTCCTTACCAAGTTTACGATATATGATTTTAATTCTCACGATTTCAATAAGGCTTCATCTGGTCTTTCAATCTCCTTTACTACAATCCTTTGTCCACCTCTTAACTTAGCTAACATCTTAGAAACTGATTCTACTTCGCTAATCATTTCTTGATACTTCTTTACCAACCAACTTTCTTGTTCGGCTATATTAAATTTATTCCAGTTCTTAGGCATTTTCATTATTTATCGGTTTTTGAATGGTATTTATTACAAACTTTACATTTATACTGTATTCTTGTTAATCCTGATGCAGTTACTACTTTGTTATTTTGGATCAACTCATCACTTCCGCACTCTGGACAACTGCCTCTATCTTGACCAAATACAACTCCATAATGAGTTTTAGGTTCAATATGATTCTTTAATTCACAAAATACTTTCTCTAGCAAAACAACATCTTTTTTGCAATATTTAATCATCTTCTCCATTGCAATCTTATCCTTGTGCAAAAGAATATCCTTCCAGAGAGAATATTCTGTCTTAATCTTTTGACCTAAGCCTAGAAAATCGGCTATGTAATTAAGTCTATTTGAATTAAATCTAAACTTTTGTCTTGCTACCTTTAATGTATCAATAGTTAGATACTTAGGAAACATTGGAATGTGATGAAATAAACATCTTGTTCTAATCCAAGCCAAGTCAAATTTGTCGCCATTGTGTCCAACCATTTCGTTAGATAGATTTGCCACTTCAATAAACTTGATAAGCATTGCTTTATCGTTCTGCTTAGAATCCCATTGTAAAGAGTAAACTTCTTTTTCATCTTCCCATTTATAACAGATGCAAATAATTGCACGTTCTTGAATAATGTTTGAGTAATCAATGTTCTTTTTATAACCAGCCTCCCAGAACAAACCTATGTTGGGACTTGTTTCTATGTCAAAAAATAGTCGCCTACGCTTGGTTTGAAGCGTTTTTGGAGTTGCCATATTTTAGGTTTTTGTTATGCGTATGAATCCCTTACCAAGTCTGCTTCTGCTTCCCTTCTCACTACCAGCCCATCAAGATTTTTATGTTCCCAATGTCTTTTACTCTTTTCTATTTCCTCTGCAATCCCTTCGTAATCTTTATTCTTAACCATTTCAACAATGGCTTTCATCTCTATCCTTGAATCTCCTTCCAATTTGTTTCCCCTGTTGTAAACCATAGAAACTAATGCACCTTGAGTGTCCTCATTAAGTTCTTCTAATTGTGGATATATTGCCTTAGTTAATTTAAAATACTTAGGTACTGAACATTTAACGAAAACCTCGTAGGCAGTATTGTATGAGATTTTAACCTGCATTAATTCCCCTCTTAGCATTTGTTTGGCTTGTACCCCTTTAAGTCCAATAACCCTTCTCAATGGCTCTAAAAAGTTAGGAGTAAGTTTATTACCCCAATCCTGAAAGAATTGCTTTTCGCTAACATATCCGCAATCATATCCCATACCTATTGTAATACCAGATTCTCCACCAGCCCAAATAGGGGATTGAAGTTTTTTCTCATAAAATGCTCTACCTCCTACTTCAAATTGTATGATAAGGTCTATTGCTTTTTTGCTTAACATAAGAATATTATTAATAAAATAATCCAAAGTATTAAAGCTGCCTTTAAGATTATTTGTTGTTTCATTTGCTAAATTTGTCAATAGTTGCAAGTCCACACCAAGCACAAACTAAATAGAAAATAAGGTCTGCTAAATGCTGATCTTTAGTAAAACAATAAACTCCAAATAGGATGAATGACCCTATAAAAGCTAAAGTTCTCTTGTGGCTGATTGAACCTCGTTCATCTGCCAACATATTTTTAATAAATTCTACCATAGTATCCGATTGAATATTGATTAGTTGTTGCCGATATTGTAAATAGGCTATTTTTAGCCGTTTTAAACCCTAAGCCTAGTCCTATCCCCAATTTATTGTCAGATGCCCTTAAATCGCCTAATATACCCCAATAAACCTCATTTTTGGATGGTGTTGTCCTAATAGTTTCCACTTTTATGGTTTTTTGACTTATATCAGCGTAAAATCCCCTATTTAATATCTTGTTTTTAGAGATGGTATCGTTTATAATAAAAGTACTTGAATCTACCTTTATAGTGTCAGAATAGGCTCGTACGTACGCATAATCTTGAACTATGCGTATTGTATCGTGTATTGTGGTCGTATCAATGCCCAAAACGACAAAAGGGATAGAATCCCCTTTAATAAATTTTCTTGTAATGTCGTGCTTATAAATAGTATCAGTTTGGGTTATAACAATAGGTTCTATCTTATTATAATTACCCTTAAAAATGAAAAGGATTAAGGCTGCAACCAACAATGTGATTACAATCTCTTTCATTCTCTGTCTTGCTTATTTTGTAAAGCAATAGCCAAACCATTTAATGTAGCTTGGATTAGGTCAAGTTTCTTAGCAATAATGTCATCTTGTTTCTCAACCATACTTACCCTTACCTCAAGTTCTTTTAGTTTAAGGCTAACCTTAACATAAATACTTATTAAGCCGATAATGATAAATATGGCTTGTCCTGCTATGAAAATGACAACTGACTGCATTAATCTACTTTTGCATCCTCTACTGGAGGATTTTGTTCTGCATTCAATTTACCTAAAAACTGCAATAGTGGTAAGCCGTAAGCAGTTGGGATAGTGTTGATAAATGCTTCTAAATCTTTTAGTTGTTGTTCGTTGATTGTTATCATAATATTGATTTTTTACAAATATAAGATTATTCTGTTATAATTTCCGCAGTAGGACTTTCAACAATTGTTTCAACAATAGGTGCAACATATTCCCCTGTAATAGTTAAACCTAATGTAGTAGCTACCCAATCCCAAGCATAAGAATCTTGAGACCACTTTTGGTAGGCTTCTCCTGTCATAGTTAAATTGCCAATAGCTACAATTCCTAAATTTTCATCTAGTAATCCGTAGTAAAAGTCTGCTGAATAGCCTAATGTT